GTTTTACCAGATCTGTTGAATACATCCCAACGCGCGTCTGACGAGCATAGCGCGAAGGCATCAAACAACCTTTGCTTGGTCATCTTGTTTTTCCAGCGGACCAGCGGTTCTGGTTTCCGATTGTACTGTGTGATGTGCGGCAGCTCAGACTCATCGGATAAAGCCTGCATACTGTAAAAGCCCGGTAGGATTGGCGCCGGGCGATTTGTTTCGATTTGTTGATTACTTTGTAGTGGTTGACTCATTGTTGACGGAACTCAACCTACATGACCCTTCTTGAGCTGCCAAGCTCTTAGGACGGGTGGGTCACGTCCAAAACGAGTTCCGAGATTAAGGTGGTAATAATACTCACCACGGCGCTGACACGCCGGTTGTCCTGGTGTTACGAGCAATGCCCGCATTCCTCGCACGTCGCGAGGTTACGATTGACACTAAGTCAGTTGGGGTTTCTTATTAACCCGCATGCTGTCAGACGCTGACATAGTGGAAGAACGTAGTGTGGTGCATCTGAGCACCAAAGTTAGTACACCGTATGGGTGGTCGCTAATTACGCACGTGTGCAAGACAAGGCCATTGCCTGTCTGGCGTATCGAGACGCGCGACAGCGTTCTCGAATGTGCAGATTTTCATTTAATACATACGCCGAGCAATGGATTCGTCCACGCCCGGGATATACGGGCAGAGGACATTTTAACATCTGTCCGCGGTACCGACACAGTGATCTCGGCCGAGTTCACTGGTCGGTATGAAGAGCTTTACGACATACGCGTGGACAGTCCCGACCACACATACTTCAGCAACGGCATACTCAGCCACAACTCGACTGGTATTGGCGTTTCTGAACTATTTAAGTTTCACCTGATTAAGGACTACAAGGCGCTTTATCTGGCGCCCATGAAAGACCACGTGAAAACTTTTGCTGACCGTCTAATGGAGATTCAGCGTGCGTCGGTGTTTCCGCCGAGCTACATCGAAAGCGCTGGTATGCGCAATAACCTCTACTACAAGGAGTCGCCAGCCGGCGGAGCGATGCGCTTGATGCACATTCTGACCGATCCAACCAAGGTCCGCGGTCAGTCTGCCCGGACTGTGCTGATTGACGAAGCTCAAGACTTCGACGCGGAATTCCTACCTGAGATCGAGCAGGTTCAGAAGTCGTTCAAGGAGTTGCGTTACACGCTATTCGCTGGAACGTCCAAAACTATCGATACTTGCCTAGAGGCTCAGTACAACTACTGCAGCGGCGGTGTGTGGCACATTCCGTGCGGTTGCAAAGACCGATGGCACTCGCTAGGAGACAAGGAGGGTATCCTCAAGATGATGTCCGTGAGCGGGCTACGTTGCCCGAACAATGGGTTTTTGTTAAATCCTCTTGTTGGCGAGTTTGTACACGAGCGTCCTGAACTGCTCAACTTACGTAGAGCCAGCTTTCACCTTCCGCAGGTAATCGTACCTGAGTATGCGGCCGGAGCTGCCTTCCAAGACATATGGACGGACTTCAAACGTTACACAGAGGCCAAGTTTCTTCAGGAGGTTATGGGTATCGCTACCGAAGAAGGCGTATCGGAGTTAACACTCCAAGACCTGCAGCGTTGCTGTGAAGAACGAACCCTAGACCAAGTACAACAAGCCTACCTTTCCGGGAAGGATCGGTATCTCTGGGTGTTCAGCGGATGTGACTGGGGAGGATCAGACTGGCAACCAGCTACTAAGTCAAAACTCTCATATACCGTGCATTCGATGTACGGTATTAAGCCTGACGGGCGCGCTCACTTGCTTTACGTGAAGCAGTACTCCGAAATGAATTATCAGGAGATTGCCGGCGACATAGTTGAAAACCACCTGAAGTATAAGGCTTTCGGTATAGGCACCGACAATGGCGGAGGTCAGTACTACAACGCGTATCTGCGCGATTGCGGTAGAATACCTACAGACAGATTCCTAGTATTTAATTACGCCGATACTCGCAGCGTACTTTCACGTATTGATCGCGCAGACATGCACGTGTTCGCTTTGCATAGGACAGATAGCATATCCGCGCTGATCAATGATGTGAAGAATTGTCGTATAGTGTTTCCTCGTTACGATTCTGTACAACACTCCCTGCAGCACTTCTTAAACATGCGTCGCAATATTGCCGAGACCGCATCCGGTAGGGCAAGTATGCGCTACATCAAGCACGGCTCTAAGGCCGATGACTTCATGCAGTCTACTAATTACGCGATGATGTTTAAGAGGATTGTGCTACGCGAGCCAACTATTCCAAACCAGCAGGTTCTAGATGAGATCAACGGCTTGTTCGGCTTAGCCATGCCTGCGCAAACTCGTATGGCTCAGTCAATCCTGACTGCGATGGGAGGTCATATATCTGGTTAATTAGTAGCGCCTGAATGATACAGACAGCTCTGATGTACCGCGCGATGTAGGCGTCTCTCTAGAGATATAGACCATATTGGATACAAGCTTCAGTCTAACGCCATTCTCAAACGCCTCTTTCATGATCAATCCGGGAACACCGTATACTTTCCAGGCAGGTAGCTCGCTACCGCCACCCCTCATGTCACGCACGCCAATTAGCGACTCGTCGTACTGAGAACACAAAGTTCTCCAAACCTTCGGGTGACCTCGGTTTAGCGACATCGTGAGTCGAAGAAAACCGTGTTTCTTTAGAAGATCGCGATTGATAATTGTTTTAATCTGCTTGTACTTATCATGGGACCATGTACCCATCCAGTCGAGATAGATTATATCAAATGACTCTTCCGTGTTATTTAGGAATTCCTGCACGTCAGTTGGTTTGTCTACCGGTACGAATTTATGCTTTTTATTTAACGTACTTAGTGATTCGGCCGACTTCTTCATGGCTTTTAGCACTTTAGCATTACGCTCTACACCGGTGAATTTTACCGGAGCGTTTGGAAATGTAGCGGTGAATTCGCGCTCCCAGTACCACTGACTAGCTGGTAGGCTCAGTACATTGCAAAATTTCGATTTTGGAAGTTCCCATGACGAAATACTGTGGAAAAACTCCTCGTCTACGTAACGCTTCGCTGCGCGTTTGTTCCAGAGAATCGTGCTAGGATTTTTACTTTGATTAGCCATATTATTGTATTAGGTAAAAGTTTTGAAATGATGTGCATTCTACAGACAACAAATGACCGCAGTCAGGCACGAGGCCCAACTGCGGTCTTATTGACGCCGACGTATCGGCGCTTACTATCTTGAAATAAATGCGAGTTTTAAACTACGTACTTCATTCATAGATAGTTGCCGCGGTCGGTCGGGACCCCGACCGCGGCTGGCTGGTTGCTTTTGACAGCCGTGTTTCCACACATGGGTGCTTTGCACCCGAAGGTATATATTTAACGGCCGTACAGATTTACGTGTTTTCCGTTTTGTGAAGTTTGTCGAACGCAAACATTAAGTTGTTTTTAACTCGATGTGCGTAACCTTCCGGTAATTTATTTTCGTCTAACAACTTTTGACAAGCATTTCTTGCATCGACGTAATTACGCGACCAATAGGCAACTATGGAGAATTCGTCCAATAGACCGTATTCATAAATCCAAGACTGAATGAATAGACCTTTATTGATATCGTAATCAACATCTTTGCTTTGCAAGTCTAGTCCATACTTACCGATCATGTAACCTTGTTGGTGACATTCGTGCAACCGGCAATAATTAACCGCACCATAAAAGGCCTCAGCTCTTTCTGGTATTAGCTCTATCGCACGCATGTAAGTTTGTATTACTTCTGATCCTGGATATGCAAGATCTCGCATAATATTACCAGCATTGTATAGACTGACATACTGCTCCTCTATCCAGAAGCCCATGTCAGCGCGTTTTAGATAATTCTCTAGTGCTTTTTCTTTTAAGCCTAAGTCTCTATAAGACTGCGCCAAATAGAATGTATATCTAGGTTTTATCCAAGGCTCGTCTTGAGAGTTTTCAAGAGCGGACTCAAGTAGCGTAACATCCTGCAAAAACTTATTTCCATTTGAGTTTCTGTGACTGTCTTGAATTGGTGAGTTGAAGAATCCCAAAGCTGTATCATTGGATTCACATCCGCTCATATCTAAGTACTCGTGTACTACGCCACGGTATTCGAAAGGTTTTTTATTAGAAGTTATTTGAGGTCGAGTATAGGTGCAACCTCCCATTTTTGTTACGACGCTATAAACGTCCGATGTTAAGTTGGACTTAAACTTACATGTGTCGAAGTTTTTATCGAATACAAGTATCTCGTCAGCATCTAGCATTAGAGCGTAGTCAATGAAGTCTTTCTCCATCAGCTTACGCAGCGCAAACGTTCGGTTGTGCGCGAAGTTTTGCCAAGGCTCTGATACTACTTCGCCTGCTATCTGATGCTCATCTAGCCAATTACGTATTACATCAACCGTATTATCTGTGGACCCGGTATCGACTATTAGCACGTAGTCGATCAATCGTTTCACGGAATTTAAACATCGCTCTATTACGTGCGATTCATTTTTGACAATTTGACACAACCCTATTTTTTTCATCAGACTAACTGGTGGTTGAAATACCTTGATCTGTAATGTCTGCTTATGTCAATACCGATACAAGGCGACAATAGCGCGTCATACCATTACTGAAAAAATTTGGTTGCGGGGATTGGATTCGAACCAATGACCTTCGCGGTATGAGCGCGACGAGCTACCAGGCTGCTCTACCCCGCTATTAAATGTTTCCGCTGCACTCTAGCGTCAACCACCTCGACCACAATGTCCTCGGAAAACTTGTCCATCTTTTCTGATGCCGGTTTGCCATGAATCGTATCTCAGTGTTCCCCTTCGGGCAGCGTCTACGGGTATTTTAGCTTCTTTGCGTTTCTTGGCTAGTTCTAAATTTCTAGCGATTATTTTTTGAAGCTGTTTTCCGAGCTCGTGCTCTTCTGCCTTCTTTCTTTGCTCGCGCTCAATTTTACGTTTTAGTTTTTCTTCAGGTGTCAGTTTCATAATTCCGTATTTTTACAGTACCATTGATACCTTACATGATTACGACGTCGATCATATGAAGCGATACGCTAGTTGCGTGCTGGTAATAAGTTGTACCGCAGCAAATAATTATGACGCAACATCAGCCATAATTTCAATAGGCTCGTCGAACAATTCCATTGTTTCAGCATACTCTTCGTCCAGCGCGCGAATGGCTGCGTTCGGTACGCCGATGTCGCGTAGCTGGTCTAGCATTCTGAAATACTCTTGTCTGACGAAAGTGGTATCCTCTTCATGGTCTTCCTGCTCTAACAGCATGACGCGGTTGATTAACTCCGATACACCATAAGAAAACTCTGGAGGCCCTTGTTCGTCATCGCGTGCCAGCTCTACCTCAAGCACAGCCCACATAAGCTCAGCCGCGGTAAGGTCCTCAAACTTACCATTGATCAAGTCTCCAAGATCGCCATCAAGCAATGCCTGCGCTACGGAGTGGAAAACCTCAACATCCCGGTAGAATAAATCACCCTGTAATGCGAGCATAAGAGCGTTGAGTTTATTCTCACCTTCCTCAGTCACCCAAGAACCGAAAATCTCATTTAGACCTGCCCACAGCTCAGCTGGATCCATTGGCTCTATACCCTGTTCAGGGTCGCCCAAAACTTGATCGCCAAACGCCCACATGGCGATTGTCAGCAACACAAATGCCGGCGTATCAGGGTCACCAATGGCTACCCTAGCTTTACCGATGTCGAGTTGGATTGGCGATTTGTGCATCACAC